TTCCGTTTCCTAAATATGATATGTTTACTATCTCTGCCATTATGATAAAGTAGATATGTTAAGATAAGTTGCCCCTAATTGGACTAATTGCTCTCTAAGTGAATTGATTTCTTCTATTAATGCTTGTTTTTCTTGATCTATGACTCCAGCACCTATATATTGTTGACTTCTTTGTACTAAATATGGGTGGGAATTTATAGATCCAGATACTGGAATATCATAAAATAATTGATCATAATAAGAAAAAAAATCAGCCACAGTAACAGTTGGAGTAGGAATAACAGCCACTGGAGTTATAAGTTCAGAAAATTCAGTATCTACAACCTTCTTGTAGGTGTTTACCCCTCTTACTTCCTTTATAAATATTACATCTGCCATATTACCTTACTATTTTAAAAATATTATTAGTATCCACATCTACAAAATCTTCACTAGAATCAAACCTTACTTTTATCAACAGTTTATAGTACCTTTCAGGCTCTAATCCATTCATATACACCTGGAAGTAAGACCCATTACCGTCACAGCTTATTTTTGTATAAAAGTCATTAAAATCTATAACCATCTCCTCAGTCTTTACATCTTGTATTGCCCAGAAAGATCCGATAGGTAGGGCTTTATTTACTGTATAGATTGAGGAGGTCGTGAAGGTCCTGACAGGATATTTATCTCTTGCATTAACCCTAAAGGTGTACTGAGTAGTATCATTTTTAAATGCGCCGGTATTATTAGCTATGGTAATTATAGAATTATTACTAGATATTACAGATAAAGATCCTGTATCATAGGTGCTATCATCCCACCTAAACTCTAATGTAGGAGGATATATTGTATGAGTATCTACGCTAAAGTAGCTCAAGGACATATAACTCCCTGAATTACTCTCTATGCTAGAAGGTAATTTTACCAGTACACCCTGATTCGTATCAATATTCGCTCTTGAGAGGGAAGCATACCAATCAATAACTATGGGGGTTATGTCTACATTTATATCCTTATTATCCTTATAACCGAAAGACTGTGATATTGCTGTTGGTGTCGAAGTCCAGTTTCCTCCCCCTGGGGTTAAATAATAAGAATTATTTACCCATTGACCGGAACCAGTACTTGGAGTATTCCACGTAGCTCCATTTGTAGCAGGCGGGCTATCTAAGAATTTACCTGTTCCCATAACCCAAGAAGAGCTTACTTGTCTAATTTCTACATTATAACTAGTATTTAGATTTTCTGCAGTGGCTAAATATAATCTAAGATAAGCAGCCCACTGGTTTCCGTCAATATCAGAAATTATGGATTCCATTTCATCTGTACTAAATTTTATCAGAGACCTTCTAAGATCATCACCTGCACCAAGAGATAGTACTTCACTCGGAACTTGGCTATTTCTACACCCCACTTCTAATATCTCATCAAGTCCAGTATTTTGATTAGGATATGCTGAATAGAGTGTTGTGTCTGCTTCTGCGAATATTTTATATACGGCCATTTTTTATTATTTTATTTAGCTAAAGGGAACTACTCTTCCTTGTATGTCTATATTTGGGTATTTTACTTCAAAAATGCTAGGATCTAAAGAAGGGTATACTACTTCATTATTTGTTGCTCCCACCATATCATAACTGTATTTTGAATAACCATTTACTACTCCAGATTTATTTACAAGTTCTATATTTTTTACTGTTTGAACTCCATCTATAGAATCTATAGCGGTATATAGATTAGATAGCACTATTGGTTGATTTATCTGCCAGTTATCTATATTAAAAAAATTCTGAACAGCAACTAATGTTCTTGCTAAAACATCTTGAGGATTATAATTTGGCCTTAATACAATATCGTAATTTACTCCAAAATTTATAATATAAGCTGGTTTAATATTTATTGCATCTGTTAGCATTCTATAATTCTGTAGATATGTTTGAAGATTATTTATAAGATTTTGTGAAGGTGCAGCAAGATTACCATTAAAATCTAACCCAAGAACATAGAGACTAACTAGAATTGGATCTCTATCAGCAGGATCTGTAGCAGTATAACTCCCAAAAGTTACATCATCTTTAGTTACATACGCCTTAGATACCTTTCCAAATTGACCAGGCATGCTAAGAGTTCTAGCTAGATAATCTTCTTGAGTAACTGCTCTATATTGAGTTTGAAACTCAGCCATCGAATTCATTCTCAATTCATCAGTAGAATCACCATCTCCACCACCAGCTGCGGGATTTGGATTATTTGTTACTATTGTATTTTGATAAGTTGTATTAATGCCAGTTACAGTAAAAGCTGATGGTTGTGTTAATTGATTTGCAAGAACATTGTCTTGAGCACCACCAGCAACTAGATATGATATTGTAATTGTTGTATTTTTTGGAGCTAATCCATATGTTTGAGTAGTTACAAAGTTTGTAGGATCATAAGCAGTTCCCATTTGACTTAAACCACCACCTGTAAGACCAACACTAACTGAATTTGGATCTGGAATGTATACTGAATCTGCGTTAGGATTTATGCCTCCACCAAATTCTATACTAAGAGTATTATTTGATAAAAATCTTGATGTGAATCTTCTTGTGACAGTTGACTTTTGCATCATGTACGGAACTTGACTTTTATCACTAGCAGAATTATAAGATGCGCTAAGGATATAATCTTGAGCCAAATAAGGAACTTCATACCAATTATTACCAGAAGAATCTACTGCAGAAATAATAGAGACTATATTAGAATCATTTATAGATACAGTACTAAATCTTTGTGCTGCGCCAAATGTAAAAGAGGTTGTTTTTACTTGTCCAGATACCGCCTGAGTCGTCTTTTTAAGAAGATAATGAGCTGGATTTACTCCTACTGTATCATACACTGAAACGTCAGTAGGATCCATAGAAGAAGACAACGTAAAATCAATTCTTTCTGGAATATAAAAAGAAACTCCACTGTTTATATTAGATTTTACTTGCATTCCTGGCTGTATTGTAAGGGCGTATGTCCAATCTGGAACATAATATCCACTAACTATAGTTGAAGGGACTTGCTGATATACATCAATATCTACAAGTGCAGCTGATATAACTTTAGGTCTATACCCTAGCATATAAGCTAAGGTATATAGATTATTACTTTGTTTTGCGTACTGTACAAATGTCTCCTGGATCTGGTTATCTAAGTAAAAAGACAATACATCACCAACATAGGCCGCCATCTCAATGAACATACTACCAGGAGATGCTTGACTAAAATCTGTATAAGTTGTAGGAAAATACGCCTTAGCATACTCAATAAGATCTCCCTTGAATGAATCAAAGTTTTTATTTATATAGTGAATGTCTTTTACTTGGTTTGCCATTTTATGCGTTTTGTATATTTAGGACCAGACTATCACTTGATTTTATATTCTTTAGAGAGTAGGTCAATGTTATTGAAATTGAATTATCATCAGGGTTACCCAGGATGTTCAAGGAGTTCACCAAAACATTAGGGAAATATGATTCTATCTGATTTGATATTGTCTGCTTAAGGCTGTCCAAATCATCTTGTGTGATCTGTTCAAATAACCTTGATCTCAATCCTGCTCCAAAATTAGGATTAAAAGGTCTTTCCCTTCTATCAGTCAACATAAAATTGATTATGTTATATTTAGTTTGCTGCAAAGTAGTATACACAGACGTAAAAGCACTTGGTGTTTGAAAAGGTATAGCTACTCCAAGAGCAGTTGAAGGTTGGAAATCTACTACTGGTATTTGTTTTAGTCCGTATGCCATGTTACTTTATGTCTCCTTTTTCTAACAGTCTGTCCATCAATGCACTGAAATCTGGAACCACATTTACCTGTACTGCCTCTATACTTCCAGCTCCTCTTGCACTGGCCAGCATATCATCTACTGTGCCAACCTTGTCCTCTTTTGGCTGAAAAACCACGCCAGGATGTTGTTGCTCTGTATTATAGCCAAATCCTTCAGCATCGTCGCTAGTCATACTTAACATTGTTTCTTGCAAAAGACTATTCAGAGCCTGGTTATTTGCAAAAGCTGGCATATTTTGAGGAGTCTGTTTGGCTTGTTTCTTTGGTTGGTTTAATGTCAGAGGCACTCCATACATGTCTTTTGTGCTCTCTTTCAATGAAGTCTTTGCTTCTGGAATAGACTTAAGCTCCCTAAGCATCCTAGGCATCTCCTCTCGAATCGCCTTTTGGACCTCCTCTCTGATCATTTTCCTGAATAACTGTGACTTTGTCATATTCTATAAATATTATTTTTTTGAGTTTTGTAAGTCAGATTGCAATTTTTGTTTGCTCTGATTCATTATATTTTTTATCTTCTTTCTCATCTTCTTT